CACTAAACTATCTGTGGTGTGGCGATTATCATATCGTATTCGTGTTGTTTTATCCGTCCCTTGGAAACTTGCCCTTGTAAATAAATTTCATCAATTCGTTTCATAACCCACATATTAAGTAAAAACTGATACATGATATCCCTCCTATAAAATCATTAACAAGGCTTCTTCTAAAGCCTTTATTCGGGCTTCTGGCGATAAATCGATGTCCCACGTTTCTCCTTCCGCAAGGGTAAACTGTGTAAAATCAGATATTCCATAAAAACCCCATGCAGGAATCTTAGAATTTCCGTTATAACCAATTATATTGGTATCGGTTTTAACTATTCGTTCCGCTTGGTAATCTTCGTTGTTAAAAGTTAAGGTTTTCATTAGCGGATAACACCTCCTAGAGTTGTTAATTCGGCTGTTGTACCCTGTGGCTGTGTGCCATGTTTTCCAATGACTGAGGAATGCGATGCAAAAAGGCCTGTAGTGTTTCCGCTTCCTGTTTCCTATCGAAGAATTATCCACTTGTAATGCATATTTATGATTATTGCATTGACACTGCATAATATATGCAAGTGAGAATGAAACCAAAAACCCCGCATAGTCTGAAGCTGTTCCCGAAGCTATACAACTAGAGAAGTTAGCAGATATAGATTGTTCTGCTAAAAAAGCATTTGAATTTGTTGAAATTGTATTAAATCCTATAACACTCACCTTTAGTGCGTTGTTTGTTTGAGTTATAGCATTTACTTTATAGTTTACCGCTGTAGATAAATCTGTACCACCGTTTAAAATCAAGTTTCCACTACCACTGAAACCTTTAATTATCAAATGTTCATTATAAGTTCCCGCATCTACATTAATTGTTATAGTTGCGTCAACTCTCTTTTTAATGCTATTTATAGCACCTTGTATAGTTGCAAAATCCTTGCCTACACCCACTGTTATTGTTCGACCTACTAATTCAGCGTGTGGTACAGTATCAGCCAAATGCGCATTAACAACGCTATTTGTTGCATATACAGAACTTATATCATCACCGCCACCGGGATAATGTAAAGAGTTATGACTTGCTAATGCATAATTGGTGTCTTCAATCCACCACACATCAATAAAATCTCCTTCTTGTAATCCTGATGTGGTAGTAATGGTTGTATTGTTTGTTTCAGTATATGCGCCACCTAATTCTTGTTTTAAACCGTTTAAGCAGAAAAGTAATGTGTTAGAACCCGGACGATAAGTGCCACCTTCTAAAACGATTATAGTCATACCAACTTCTTCAACAGTAACAGTATGTTGATAATTCTTCCACGCAATTACAGGTGCATCACCAGTACCAGTAATTAATCTCCATACACTACCATCCCATACATATATTTTAAAAGTATCAAGAACCACTCTAGAATCACCTATAGTATTTCCTGATGTGGGAAGTGCAGTAGAAGATGCAACAGGTTCGCGCCAATTTACAGATGATAATGAAGGTTTATTCGTAATATTATCCCAATGTAATTGAGAAGAACCAGAAGTTTGTTGTTGTGTTTTTGTATAATATCTAACATCACCACGCACATCATTATGATATTGTGTATGGTCGTCGTCATTCAACCCAACTAACGCACCATGGTCATTTGTCCAATCAAGGTCAGCAATCTTTTTCCATTGTGCATCAACATCACCAGTAGTAGTAACGCAAATATACATTGCTTGTTTACTATCACCATCATCTACAACAAGACGAGTATCGTCAACAGTATTATTTGTTAAAGGTAATTCAGCACGACTAGCAACGGGAGATTTCCAACGATTATCAGCGAAGTTAGGTTTATTAATTAAATTATCCCAATGTAGTTGCGCTTGACCACCTGTTTGCATATTAGTTTTGGTGTAGTGTAAAGTAGCAATATGTGCATCATGGTCAGAACTTGCTTTATGTGTTTCAAGTTTAGCAACAGTAGATTCCGCATCACCAGTAGTAGTATAATTTATTTTATTACTTGCATCTGCTCTAGGAATCTTATTAGCACCAGCATTGACAGATATTTCTGATGTGTTTACTTTCTCAGTATCTAATTCATTAATAGCAGTTTGGACTGTAGTAGATGAAATATTGCCAGCAGGTACATTAATTATTTTAGATGCAGAAATATCATTTGCAACTTTAACATTAGTTACAGAACCATTAGCAAGTTTTGCTTCGGTTACGTTTAAATTAGCAATTTTAGGTGTGGTAATATTTGCATCTAAAACTTTTGCCGTAGTTACAGCATTATCTTTAATTTTTTCAGTAGTTACACTAGCATTAGGGTGGTCTAAAACTACATTATTACGATGCCCATTATATGATGTGGAAATTTCATTTATTTTACCTACAATTTCAGCATTGTTTTGGTCAAATTGTTCGGGGTCAATAATAGTATCTAAAACAAAATCTGGAAAGGAAATACTTAATTCTTCTATATCAGCCAAATTTCATCACCTCTTTCCTCGCAACTCGTAATCACCATTAATTTGATATATTTTCATACGTTGATTTATATCTCGATTTTCAAGTAATACCCATGTTTTATCGGTATATAAATACAAATTACCAGTATCAAGGGTTTTAACAACTATATTTTCTTCTTTAGAAGAAACATTAGCTAAATCATTATAAGTTGCAACACTTTCTCGAATGAAATAACCATTATAAAATTTAAATCGTAAATTACGTCCACGTCTACCTAAAACAAGTGGTAAACTCTCAACAACATTACGATTAATAAATCTATCACCCCACATTGATTTGCCCCAAACAGAGATACGATTGCTTGTTTCAAGAATATCTTTAACATCAGCATAATCTATTTCAAAACAAATAAGAATATCAGAATCATATGCTTCATAAGTGTGTGCAACTAAAAAGAACTCTCTAAATTGTTTAAAGGAATTAGATTCATCCATATCAAAGCGTTTGCTCCACCAATATGCTTGATAAGGAAGTCCAAAATCTAAATATTCACCATCAGTAAATTTAACAGTACGTCCAACATTATTACCCCAAATCAAAACATTATTAATGTTATAAAAAGAAGTTGCGTTAAAATTGTTATACATAGTCCATGTTCTATTTTTATATGAATAAATTAAAATTTTATCTTTAATGGATAAATACCATTCCTCATCAAAATAAATAGAACAAGCGTCACTAATTTCATCAAGAGATAAATTTATAGGTTTTTTTTCTATATCGATTTGCCTACTTATAATTGTTGTAATTAAATTTTTATCATCATATTTAGCAGAAGTTAAAGCATATACATTTCCGTCATTACCCAAATAAAATAAATAATTGTTGACAATATCAATAGCATTATGACTTGCAAAACCAGTATGAGTATTAAGGCGTTTTAACTTAAACATATCAATGCCAAGTAAAGGATTATTAGTTTCACCCATAATAGCGTACAAATCATCATGTCTACCAACTATAACGCAGTCGTCATATACATGCATACCAACAACCTTATCGGAATTAGGAGGCAATTGTAATGGAAGTGCAGTAGGATAATAATAAGGATTTTGTACATCACTTAAAAATACATTATCATTATCTTTTTCTGAACCAGATAAATAAAGCCTACCTTTATGATTTACAAAATATTTAACCTTCTCAGGTACTTTATTAGCACCCTTATAAGCATCTTTAAACTCATTTTCACACGGTTCGTAATATATTTTCTTTGATGTGTAATCATAATTAGTTATACCTTTTACATGGGTTGTGTCAAGCATTGTGTGTCCATCAGTAGGACTAACAACCTTCATTAATATATATGAATTAATAGCAGTACCAATAATTTTTTCATAAGTGCTTTCTGCTTGTGGAAATTTACCATAAACATATAAATCAGTACCATCGGAAAAAAAGTATTTTCCTTCAAAATTAATACCATGTACTTTGGCTACAACATCAGTAAGTTTAGTAGTATTAAAATAAATAGCCTTATCAGAACAACGTATTAATACATCATTATCTGTATAAGGTCTAAACTCATCAATAAAAGTAACACTATCAGTTAAATTTAATTCATCATAATACATTTGCCCTAATCTTTTTTCCATCAAAGTCTCATCAACAAAAGACATATTAAGTAAATTAGGAGATTCCTCTGGTTTTAATTGGTCTGAAACATTATTTAATCCACCAGAAAAATCTTTAAGAGAAAAACTTAAAACTTTATTGGGTGGAGGAATAGTTTTTTGTACATATGCCATTATTCTAATCCCTCCACTCCATCATCTAAATCTTCACCGCTAAACACGCCAGTATGTGCATTACCCCAATATGATTCTAATTCAACAAAATCAACAGGGTTATCACGTGAAATTTCTTCACCAGTATCAGGATTAATGATTTTTATTTCACCATTCTCAATAAGCATTCTTAATTCTTCTAATTTAGTTTCAAATTCATTCATTAATGTAGCAGATTGATAATGTCTTTCATCTTGTCCAAAGCACCTACTAGCTGAATATAATGCCAACATATGTTGATATGATTCAGGAATCAATGAAGGTTCAGATGTACTTAAAGATAAGTGTGTTAATCCATTCAATTCGGGAATAACTTGTTTAAATCTATCTATACTTTCATTAATAAAATCTATAATATCATTTTGACGGAAAATAGATTCTGAAAAATCACGTGTTAAGGAGCGAACACGTTGTATAAGTTGTAATCTATTCAACTATATCACCCCTTTAAGTAGTTTTACGTTTACGTGTGGTTTTAGGTTTTTCTTTCTCTTTTACTGTATTTTGTGTAATTGCAATTTCATTTTGATTTGCATACACATCAATAAAAGATGAAAACATATGTATGAGTGCATCTAAACGTATACAAATACCATGCAAATACCTTTCATTTGCGTTTAAAGGTTGTTCTAATTTATTCATCTTACCTCCTATAAAAAAAGGGGGAAAGGAATAATCCAAACCCCCTTTTTATCTTAAACTAGAAGCAAATCAAACTAACAATACTATCTTCAATAAGAGTAGTTACAGCAACTTTAACCTTACCTGTTTCAGCATTGTACGTTACAGCAAGTCCAGTATCATTTATTGCGCCAGTAGTGGGTGCAAGAACTTGTGCAACCATACCAGATGGTGCATAAGGTACAGTAAATTCAATATAATTAGCAGTTGCATCATCAGCAGTTGCAATCGCAGAAAACTTCTCCATAGCAACAAATCTAGTTATACTCATCATATCACCTCTTTTTTCAAACTAAGCATCAGAACCACCAGCATCAGAACCACCAGCATCAAGACCAGTAGAACCAATTATGCCTCTCCAATCTGATACACCATAACTATACCGCATGTAACCACGATATTTAGCAATAAAAGTATCGAAATCTTCCTGCCATTTAAATTCAGGACGTTTACGCCAGAAGAAGTTCATTTCGTGCCTACTTCCATCCTGTAAGTACCAAGCAGTATCACTTCCACCAGCGGCGGCACCAAGATAGTCAAGAACAACAATTTCAATACCATAACTGTTGAGGAATTGGTTAGTATCATTGTAATCAGAGCCGGTAATTTGAGCAGATTTTAACAATCTAATTGCAGTATCTTCTAAAGCAGGAGGAATTATAAGTTTAGTGGCTTTAAACTGAACAAGATTACCTGCATCATCAGGAATTTCTCTCATAAGTTTTATAGCTGTTTTTAAACTAGTATCACTTAATGAACCAGTAGCTAAGTTAACACCAACACCATTAGAATCAAGTAGCGGATGAGCTTCAGAGAAAAGAGCTTTACCATCGTAAATCTGATATGCTCCTTCTCCTACACCATCGCCTTTAAAACCATTTATAAGTAGAGAAGCGGCATCTTTTTCAAGTTTAGCACGTCCACTTCTTGCCATAGCTTTAGGCATTTTCTGCATTTCACGATATTCATCATCGTCATACATTTCTCTAGTAATCATAAATCCCTGAGTAAATGCATCATGGATATAGGTTCTATCAAGGCCAGGACTAAGTGTTTTATAAGCAACAGTATCAAATTGGCTTTCTCTTTTAGTCCAATCACCAAAAGCACCCATTCCCCAATCACGTTCAATAGCTTTACTAGAACTTAATACGTTGTAAATTTTAGAATATTGTTCAGGTATTTCATCATAAGTTTCAAAGAATATTTTTCTTAAACCCGGTTCCAACAATTTACCAAAATTTGTTTTGTTATCTCTATCCGCATCAGTATAATTAAATGCATTATCAGCAGTAGGTTGAACCGGAGTAGCAAACAACTGTAAATCAATTATAAATTTATCCATCACATTACCTCCCCATAACGAGTAACTATATTTTACTTATCACGCCATTTAGCGTATTCAACATAAGGGTTTTTAGAATCAATAAACATGTTACGAGCAACTTTTTTTTCAGCTTCAGATAATTTTGGTTCATTATCTTCAATGATTTTTTCATTACCTTCAGGTGAAATAATAGTACGTGTACCATTTTCATTTTTGACTTCTTCGAGAATTTCTTCTCTAAGTTTTTTCTTTAACTCATCAATATTAACTTCCTCATGTTTAGGAATTTTTTGTGATTTTACAAGAAGATAAGCATCTTCCAAATCATTTATATTTTTCTGATGAGCAGTTTCAAGAACCTCTTTTACATCAAAATCATCATATTTGTTTTGCAAAGTAATAATTTCATTTTGTAACATTAAATCATATACGCGATTTTCTAAATTCATTATTTTAGATTGAATAGGGTCTAAATTTCTAGGCACAAAAGTTTTTTCTTTCAATGTATCTAAAAGTTCTGGATTAGATTTTACATTTTCATAAAACTCAATTGCTTCATTCGCTTCTTCAACTTGCCTAGCTAATTTTTGAGTTTTTTTAGTGTAATCAGAAGTACGTAAATAACCTTTTTTTAATTCATCTACAGTAACTTCTCCTACACCTTCAATTTCAATAACTTCCGGTAGGGTGTTTTTATTTTCTTCAACATTTGTATTTGTATTTTCATCTGTTTTAACATCAGTATCGGTATTTTCAATTGGTTTTTCATCTATTTTATTTTCACTTTCATTATTTTGATTTGATTTTTCATCTGCTATAAGAGCACGATATTCATCAATATTCAAAGTAAAACCTCCTCGGAATCCTCATCAGGGTGTTCTTTAAAAGAGTCCTTCAAAGGGTGTTCCTTATTTAATTAAATCAATTATTTCTGGGTTTTGTTCGACTAATAGAGCTAATTCATCGTCACTTAAATTTTCAATACCAGTAAGTAATTCATCAGGTAATTGTCCTTCAATACCTTCTTCTTCTTGTAGTTCTTTAGGTTCTGTTATGTTTTCTTTATATAAATTTTCAGCATCAACATAGCCTTTATTATATGAATCATCCTTAATTTTATTTACTTTTTCTTCTTCTAATCTCTCTCTTTCAATTTTATCATGCTTATCCTGTAATTGTAAAATTTGTTGATTTAACTTTTCAATATTGTTAGTAATATCTTCAATAACATCTATAACTTGCTTATCTTCAACATCATCTTGTTTTTGAAACTCTTGTAATTGTTGAGTAAGCTCATCAACTTGCTGTTGAAGCTCAGCAATAGTTTGATTTTCACCATTCATTCTTCTTAATAAAGCAGATTTAATTTCTTGCGGCAAATATTGTGCAACTGCTTCTCTATCAACCAATGTTTGACCATCAGGCATTGGTGTTTGTGCAAGTCTAATCATAAGGTCTAACATAGCAGAACGATTAACAGGCATTGTACTTCCAGCAACTATTTTAATATCATAATCATAATTAAGAGAATTCTTAGTAAATTGTTTTATTTCATAAGAACCATCAGCTTTAGTAATATTTATCCATCTATCATCTTTCCAAAATTGTTTCATACGATTAAACCAAACTTGTCCGATTTCACTCAAACTATCTTCAAGTAATTTAACCTTTAAACGTATTCTCGCTTGCCCAGCTTCTTGAAGTGCAAGTATACCTTGTGCAGTATAAACGCCAGTTGTGTTTTCACCTTTAAGAGTATCAAAAACACCACTAATTTGTTGCATGTCGTTTTTAAACACATCAATAGCATTTACAACATACATAGGCATTTGTGGTGCTTGTTCGCGCCTTACCTCCGAACCGGGATTTTTACGTATAATAAGTCCGGGTCGTGCAGTAATCTTACCAAAAGGTATACCAGAATTTTTATCAACAATCCAAGGCATATTGGCTGTAGCTTTAGCCGCATCAATAACAGCATTATTAAGTTCATTCATATAAGTTTGTGGAGATAAGAGTTGTGCAACCTCACCTTCACCCCAAAACTTACCGGGAATATCATAATCTTTGATGAGAACAAAACCAGATTTACCATCATTGTATGGATTTGACAAATCAGATAAAATAACACCTAACTCTGGACATAAAATAATTTTTCTACCATTAGGATATTTGCGTTTTAAAACTTTTTCTCCTTCAATTAAGTGTTCTTCGGTCTCGTAATTTTTAGTGAAAACCTCTAAAACAAGAACTTGGTTGTCGATTAACGCATCTTTGTTATTATCGCTAACTAATTCACTATAATTTATTTGTCCACCTTGTAATTTGCCAGCTTTATTAGGAAATAATTGTTTTAAAACATAAACATTTTTATAAGAAGCATAAATAAGATATTCTGCATCTTCAACACAAGTAGCTAAAGGGTCAGGAAAGAAATTAAAAGGATTAACTGTGGTTGATTTAACATTTTTCTGCTTTGCATCCCAATGTATGTAAAATATGCTTGTGCCTAATACTAATGTATTAATTAATTCACGATGTAATTTCCGATTCATTTTTTCTCTATCCCACTCATAAGAAAGTGCTTCTTGCAAATCATCAGAAAAAGCTAACCCTTCAGGTTGCCTTGCCATAGATTGAAATTTTGGGTCGTTATCAATCATTATTGGACGTATAGTTTCAACAGCAGAAAAAACATAATTACTAATTGCATTTGATTTGTATTCAGGTATGTTTTTACTTTTAAAATAATCTCCATTATACGCATCAATATATGTCAACCAACGTTTTGTATATGGTGCTTTATGTATCATGGCATGTTTAAAACGATTATTCCAAATACTAGCTAATTGTTGTTCACTATAATTATTTATTGTTGTCAAAAATAACACCTCCTTTACTCAGAATACTCTAAATCACCATTTTCTTCAAATAATGGGTCAATTATTTCCCTCCTAATTTTTTTTCGTTGGTCTATAGGTACTTCCGGTATAAAGGTTTCACTTTTACCTTCTAATAGTAATTGCAAAAGTATACCAGTAGCCATGACAGTATCGTCAAAACAACCAATTTGTGCATTTGTATGACCTTTATCATCAATGACATATGTAAACATTTCAGAAATAATAAGGCTACTATATATACCAATATACATTTCACGCACAAATTCAGATAATTTATCAATCATTAATGGTTTTGTACGTGAAGTAGTAGACCAACCAATCTTTTGCGTAATTGTATCTGAAATTCTATCATATGATTTGCTAAAAAAGATATTCCAGTATTCTTCTCGCTTTATCGTTGTTAAAGTTGTGAGACCGTGGTTATTATTTTCAACACCAAGATAAGCCTCGTTATAAAACTTACCTAATTTTATCAACTCAATACCAAATAAATCAGGGTCAATATGTCCATGCCACATAGCGATAATATCAAAAGTATCAGCATCACCTACAACAGCACATGAATAGTCTCCTTGTGCAAGTCCTTCAGCAACATCAGCACCAATGCAATAAAATTTATCAGGTTCAGGTTGTTTCCAAATCGAAATATAACCTTGTGGGTCTTCAAAAAATGTAACTTCACCAGCTTCATCGGCTTTAAGATAACCGCGTGTAGGCTCAGCAGTAATTGTTTCATATTTCTTTAATGCTTTTATAGAAAATTTAGGTCTACCTGATGAGATAAATGCTTCATCAGCAGTTGATGGATATTCTTGCATAAATAGAATTTCATCACCATGACATTTGTTTTTAATAGTATATTTACGCCAATTTAACTGTTCATAAGTGAGATTGTGTTTTTCCATCAATTCATATTCATATGTTCTGATGGGGTCGCCTTTAGTGTTGCGCGTAACAATGTTTATCTCATCAATAAATTGTTGTTTCTCAGCTTTACTAGAAAATGGACGAGTATAGGCAGGGTCAATAAACCAAGGCAAAAAAATAGGGATAAATTCATTCTCTCCCTTAACCGCTTTCTGCCACATATCGTGAAACCAATCACCAACACCATTTGCTGTTGATTCAAGTACAACAAGAGTATTCATCTCATCAGGAATAGATTGTAAAAGTCCTAACATAGTAGTTTTCGCATCAGGAAAGAAAGCTACTTCGGAATTAGAGACAATTCCAATAGGAGTTTCAAAATTATGGTCTGAATGATTAACCTCAACATCATACACAGTAGAAGATTCATAAGGTTCAATACGGCGTACTTTTACAAAAACATCACCATCAATATATTTGTATTTAGTTGCTTTATGTGGAGTATCAACAACAATGCCATTATAACGTTTAAAAGTGTCTCCATTCATATCAATCAAATAAATATCTTTGTTCTTTACACCATATCTAAACTTGTTTGTTCTATACGAAACAGATGGAACACCATAACCAACAGCAATAATCATTCTTTTAAGTTGTCTAGCAAGGTTTTCGTGAACAGTTGTAAGAGACACTCTATCTAATTTAGTCTTAGAGCCATCGCCATCATACAAACCACGAATAATACCTTTTGCAAATTCACAATTTGTATCAAAAACATTGTGCGGAATATGTTTTTCAGTAGTTCTTCCACACAAATTATTTATAGCATGAGCAAGAGTTTTACTGTATAGTGTGATTTGTTTTTTATTTGTACCTTCAAAAACAACATCTTTTCTAGTGTATGTAATGTCAGATAGACATTTTAAAGCATTTTCTATAAAAGTTTCGTTTTTTTCACAAGTAAATGTGATGCCAGAATAACTTTCTTTTTGAGTAGAACTTTGCTTAATTATATAACCTTCTGCAAGATAATAACCTACAAGATAACCAAAATCATAATTGTATTCAAAACTTATATCGGTATTATATTTTTTTCCAATAGAGTTTTGTTCTATATGATACTTATAAGTTTTATCAGTGTTCTTAAATTCAATTGTTGGAATTTTAATAAAATCACTTTGTTTCAAATCAGAGCATACCTTATATCCATCTTGTGTTAAAATTTTATGCTCTTTTGTAACATAAAGATTTTCATTTGACAACCACGTATTTATAGCAAAAGTATCCTTTTCTCCAACATTCCATTTGTTTGAAATATTTGCAAAACAACCAGATGAAGTAACAACAGTATCTCCAATACAAATATCTTTAATTGATTTGGTTGTACCATTGGCTAATACAATCAAAGAATCTTTGTGCAAACATGCGTGTAGGTTATGTATAGTTGCAGAACGTCCTGCTTCCGTTGTTCCAGCAGTAGAAATAGTAATTTTGGAACGTAACCCGGGGTTTTTCTTCTTTTCATCTATATCATTTGATGGGTTTTCAAAAACCAATGCTTTTTCATTAGAATATTTAATCATTGGTCGAAGTACATCGGGCAATTCGTCAAGAAAGAGTTTACTCATCGCAAAAAGGTTTGATGTTGCTTTATCTTCATGCGCAATTATCATACTGTTTTTAAAACTATTGGTGCTGGTATCTTGGAAAATAAGACCTTCAAACAATGTACTTAAACCCATCTGTCGTGCTTTCAGAACAATAAAACGTTTAAGTTTATTATTTTCTTCACACCATTTTATTTTTTCTTCAACAATACTCTGCGCTTTATTAAGTTTAAATGGTACAAGTCTACTTTTCTTATCACGAATTTTAAGAAAGTTTTCTATATACCAAACTCTATCATTTTTTAATTTCCAATAAAATAATTCCTCTTTAGTCATTTCCTTAGTCACATACATTTTACTCCTCTTTATCGATAATTTCATATTCAGCATCAATAGTATTATCTATTAAATCACCTAAACGCTGTTCAAAAGTTCTAACCGTTTTATCGATTTTTAATTCCTGTTTAGGTTTATGTCCAGCCCTATCAAGAATGTCTTTAACAGCTTGAAGCGCAACTCCGTCTATTGGAGAATCAACAAGATTTGCTAGTTTATTTGTAGCTTTTAATGTAAGTGCTTTAAGTTGAACACCCACCATATCATGTGTATCTTTTTGCATTTCTGCAATAACTTCTTTAACATCGCTACGTCTTAACCAAGCACCCAATGTATTTGGATGAACCTCAAGTAACTGAGATAGTTTTGATAATGTGTATTGGCCGGTTAAATATAAATGAACAAAGCGTTGCATTTTAGGTGGAAGATTAACAATTGCAGGCATATTTTCTTCTTCATTCTGTTGCGTTTTTGTAAGTATATCCTTCTCCTCGTTTACAGACATTGTATTCACTCCTCAACATTTTATCAACGATGTTATCCAAATCAGAAAAATCTTTACTTTCCATAATATCCTCGAATTCTTCATAACATATAACACCTTTTATGTAAAGTACATCTGCAAGAAATTTTAGTACAACCTTGTCCATTAACGAGCAACCTCCTCATCAGGAAAATTATCATATGTATCATTTATGATGCTATGAGGTAGATTGTGTACGTTGGGGTCAAGTTCTTCGGCAGGTTCGTTTTGGTATTTAACAATATTTTTCTGATTTGCAACTTCTTCTTTCAATTTAGCGATACGCAGGTCGAACGATTTATTATCTAATAAACGTTCAAGTTCTTGCGGAGTGAGTTGAAACAACAAATCATCGTAATGATTCTTAAATTCGTTAGTAACATTTACTATTTTTTTAGTAATACTCCTCAACTGGGTAATTATAGCACTAAAAAATATCAAAAAAATAATAGAAGTGATAAATATAAAAATTTCCAAAGATAGACCTCCTTTTTAATTCAGTATGATGGAAAGGCCGGAGATAACGCATTACCCGCGACCTTTAGTTTATTTATTTTTCGTAAAGAATCTCAAGTCCGTATGCAATCGCAACATCATGTTCTATTTTACAACCTCTAGTTTTTTCCCAACCTTTACAAAAATACACAGTATGGCAAAGACTCATGTTTTCAAGAGATTTTGCCAAAAAACATAATGGGATTTGAACAACGCCACGCACTTCCATTTGTTCTTTATTATACCATTCATCTGTAAAAAATGTATTTATAATTTCATACCCATTCTTTTCAAGAACTTTTATAGCTGCATTTCTTGTAGTTACAATCTCTGTTTCGCTTTTACCAGCCATAGGTTGCGACAACATTGCTTTCTTCATTACAAAAAAAAACTCCCTTCAAAATACACGTGAGGAGCGTAAATACACATCAAAATAACGTAATAAGAGAAATAAACGAGTAACTTATAAGTATTTTTCTTTGATTTGAAGTAACTTATAAATTATTTATCAAATTTCCGAAGGAAATTTATAATTATACTTCTATTAAACTTATAATTACGTTGTTTAAGAGTATATTACGCTTAATAGAAGTACATTACGTTATTTAGAAGTATATTACGTTATTTAGAAGTATATTACGTTATTTACGTTCATCACGTACTTGGTAAGTATATTATAATCATATTAACATATATTGTCAAGTTCTTTTTAAGAAATTATTAAGGATTTTTGATGTGTAGGTACTTTCTTTGGGGGTGGGGTATTTGAAGGGAATGTGATGGAATTCATCAAATATGTTGTTGTACGAAATAAAGATACTGTACGAAAAAAGAAAGTTGTTGTACGAAAAAAAGATACTGTACGAAAAAACGTTCTAATTAAAGATATAGAAAGAATCATAGGGGAACGAGGAAGTAATACCGTATATAAAAGTACCCCTTTTGGTGGGTGGGGGGGTCGTTAGGTTGAGCATGGGGAATGACGAGTTCTGATGTGCATCAAAGTGAAACAGCGCAGGGAAACGTTGGGTGCGTGAAACCCCGTGCTTGTTTTGGGGTACTAAGTGTACTAGGCAAACT